TGCCAGAATGGTTTAATATCAGCGGCAGATTTATTCATTGAATCAACGATATAAGGATTATTTCCAACATATTTAACTGAATCATCATGATCACGAGTCATAGCAGAAATACCGGCACCCATTAATCCATAGGCACTAAAATGATCTTCTGCATTACGTCTGTATAATAAATAAAGTGCAGATAGAATACTTCCCAATCCAATCGTGCCAGTAACGCCAGCTTCTTTACGAATTCCTTTTTCAGTTTGATAAACACGATCATTTACAGTACCGATAGATCGTTCGTCTAAAATATGATCTGGAATTGTATTAGCCATCTTAACGGCATGATGATTAATATCGATTGTAGCTAAATGATGAAGTTTTTCATCAAGTCCTTTAATATCTGGATTTTTTAAAATTGCACTCTTACCAATAAATTTATCGGCTAATTCATTCTGGCCACCATGCATTAATAATATATAAGCGAATTCATTTGGTTTAGCAATAATACCAGCATGAGCTAATGCGCCCCAAGCCTCTTGAGGCTTAAGCAAAGATAAATCCTTCATCAATTGATGAGGCAAATCTCTTTCAGTACTGCAAGTATTTGCAATAGCATGTTCAATATGAGTTGGAAGTTCTTTATAGATAGAAGCTTCTTTATTAGATTCGGCCTGTTTATCAAAACGACCTATATCATAATATTCAGCTAGATCAATACTTAGTTCACCCCTGGATTCAAGAGCGATTTTTTCTAATTGAACACCAGCGGGGAATGCTGGTTTTAATACTTTACTAATATCAAAGAATCTAGGATGAAGGTTCTCTGCATAAACCTTTTTCCCATCAGGAAAAATCTTATGCATATTATATTTTAAATGTGGACAATATTGTAAAAGACTCTTATGTTTTGATCCACAAATAGAACAACGGTCCCATGGTAATTTTGCGCCCATGGAAACTTGTAATAATTCATTGCGATTAATCATCTCCGCAGTTTCAGGATCTCTATTTTTATCTACACCAATAATTAATAAAACTGTATGCATCTTGGGGTTCCAAATTGAATTTGGAACATAGCCAAAATGAGGATCGCCACGTTCGGGTTTATTACGATGATGATGGAAGAAGAGAGATTTTTCAAACGTCTTATATCGTTGAACAGGAGATTCTTTTTCGTCTAATCGTTCATCTTTACCAGCCACTTCTTTCCAAACTGCATCATTCTGTTTGCCAATTAATCCATCGTAAGGAAAATAGTCACCATTCTTATTAGAACCGAATGTTTCACCATCACCTAATGATGTAACTAAAACATAACTATGATCTTTTTTGCGAGCAAGATTTTTAATTGCTTCATCAACTTCTTTAGGAAGATCACGTTTAGAGGCGGTCTTAATAAACTCACTCTCATGTCGATTTTCTAAAGAAATCGAAATGAATTTGTCTTCGGGGACGTTGGATGATTCTAGGAGTTTATACAAAACGCTAACCTTTGATCTTTATTAAACGTTTAAAATTATCTTTAACTTTGCTTACGATTACCGGTCCAGGTGTTCGGATATCTTGACTAGCACAATGTTGAGCAAAATCTAGCGCTTCTTTACCATAATGTTTTAAAATATATTCTTGATGTTTTGATGTTAAATGAATTGCTAATTTAATTAAAGACATTTAATTAAACCTTAAAAGTTACCAGCCAAAGCCATTTCCCGTTTATAGGCTAATGGTTTAATCTTACTCGCTAACGATCCTTCAACTTGCTTCAATGCAGGATTAGCTCTTTGTAATCCCATTTTCTGAGCATTTCGTAACATGGCATGAGCCGCTTCAAATTTAGTTTTATCACCACGAGCAAAGATACTAGAAGCGGCATGGTATAGGGCACCGGCTTCTGGGCCTGCTTGGCCTATAATTTGCTTCTGCATAGCCAAACGAACGGGAGCGGAGGAAATTGCCAGTTTAATTAAACTCATTTCTTCCTCTTTTTAGTTCTAACTAATGCGCCAATTCCGGCACCGATACCACCGATAGCAGAAGCGCCTACGGCGGTATGAAGAGTATGCTTTCCAATCTTTTTACCAATATATTTCAAATTTTCTTTCGATATACCATGTTCAATAGTATTATGTAATACGGGCGTTAATGCAAGTCCTAATCGTGCTGCACCTAATCCGGCAACAATTCCGGCCCCAATCTTAAAGCCGGTCATGGCATGACCTTTATACTGATTATCAAAATAAGCTAATTTAATTAAACTCATTTCTTGTCCTTATTTTTTAAACCATAATGTAATACAGCGGCACCAGCCAAACCAGCACCTAATCCTAAACCTATTTTATTTTGATTTTTAATTACAAAATCTTTAATTTTATTAGATGATTCTATTTTAGGAACAGTCTTATTCTTTAAACTTTCGCCAAACTCTCGAAATGAGTGAAAAGTTTCACCGGCAGCTAATTTAATTAAACTCATTTCTTATCCTTTAATTTATGAGCTAAGTATCCAGCACCTAATAAAGTGGAACCAGCGATATATTTAACCGGATTATCTTCTACTGATTGTGATATTTTTTTAGGCAAATTTTTAAGATCATATTTTACAAAATCTCTAACCAAAGCGGCATTATCTTTAATAAATCCACCAGCCAATTTAATTAAACTCATGGTTATATCCTTTAGGAAGAACTTATTAAATCGCCCCATCTTTCGAGAGGGCGATTTGCTATAAATTCTTACTTCTTGTCATGCATCTTTTTAGCACCATAACCAGCAGCGGCTAAACCAGCGGCACCGGCAGCGCTATAACCAATAGCTTTCTTATGCTCTTTCGCAAATTCATGAACCTTGCCAGCGTGTTCTTTAACTTTTTCTTTGGCTTCATGAGCAGCGGTTTCAACTTTCACCTTAGCCGCGCCAGCAGCTTCACCGGCCTTACCTTTAAGAGCGCGAAGTTTAGAAAGTAGCGTATTAGCAGTTTCTTTTACAGTAGCTTCCTTTACAACTTCAGTAACAACTTCTTCAGTAACAACTTCCTCTTCAGCGATTTTTTCCTCTTCTTCCAACTGGCTAAGAACTTCATTAGCTTCATCGGTCAAGCAGTTAGAAACTTCGATCACGGCTTCAGCTAATTTAGAGAAATCCTCATCCGCAGCTTCATCAGCAATTCCAGCATACACAGAGGCTACTTTATTCATATCTTCTGCGATTTCCAAAGCTTCAAGTAAAGCAGAACCATCTTCGGAAGCGGTTTTGCTTAAGCAAGCGCCCATACGTTCGCCAAGAGTATAAGTATCGATTGCAAGAGCCTTAAGATTTTCGTTCTCAAGTTCTTCGGCAATCTTAAACATCTCTTCACCGACCGCTACTAAAGTCTGGGCCTGATCAATAGTGGCAGTGACATGTGCTAACTTCTCAAATTCAGCTTCCTCAGCCGTTTTCTGAAGTTCGACCTGTTCGGTCAGTTGTTCTATTAAAAGCTTGTCAGACATTGTATGTCTCCTTTGAATTTGGTTGCGAGTTAGTTAAAAGATAATTTTTTACCGGGTCCAAATGCCGTAGGTACGGCGGAACCTTTATCATTTTTATAAGTTTTAGATAATGAGTGCAACGTTCCAGCGGCTCCCATTAAATCAAATCCAGATCCACCACCCTTACTTTGTGGTCCCATTCTATTTTGCATTTCACGTAATTTACTAACCGTATTTAAATCAACTCCACCAAACGTATCAAACTGTCTAATTAATTGGGGAGCTACCATAGGATCATTTGCAATATCAGGAGAATGACGTGCGATTACATCAAAGTAATTTCGAACCCCTGGAATATCTTTTAAATCTTTATTTGTTGCCATGATGGTATCAAACGATTCATTTAATTGTCTTTTATCCATCATACTACTAGCCATTCCGCCCATTCCTTTAGCGGCAGCGGTTGTAACTCCAACGGCACCTGCTAATAATACCCAGGGTGCAATAGCTTTAAGACCTTCTTCTGAAATAGCAGCCTTAGCGGCAGTGCCTAAAAATTCACCTAATCCAGCGGTTTTACTAACTTCTTCTGCTAATCCACTTGCATTACTTACGAAACTTGCAGCGCCTTTATCTGCATATTTCTTAGCACCTTGTTTAAATGTCTGTTCATACATAAGTGGTTGTAATCCTCGTTTCATAGGTTTGGCAGCAACGAATCCTACTGCCTTACCGGCACCTTTTAACGCTACGCCACTTACAGATGATAGAATTCCAGCCTTCTTCTCAATTAAATGTTCTGAAATAGCTAAAACTTTCTGTGCTTCATTTAAAGTATTGCTAATGTTATTTCTTAAATTTTCTGGAACGGATGCATCAGTTGATGCGGTTTTAATAAAATCTACTGTATTTTCAAAAGATACATAAATTGATGCTTGCTTTAGTAAACAATTTAGCTTATTAGTTAAGCTACTGTAATCAGATTTGCATTTATTAATTGCCTGATCATATCCTTCCGTGGTTACATTATTCTCACTTGCTACTTTCTGTAAACCTTCTTCTCTAATATCATAATTGGTATTACTAAATTTGATAGATGCGGTTTTCTCAACAGTATTAAATTGTTTTACTAAAGATTTAACTTTTTCAAAATCAGCAACGTCAAAAGTTTGTTCACCAGTTGATGCGAACTTTTTTAAATAACAAGATTTATTAGATTCTTCAACCAAACGCTTAACTTCATCTATATTAAGATTATTATCCGATGCATATTTAGCTATAGAGCTAGACATATCGAGATTGGATTGGAGGTATTTATCGGATATTTGTTCGGATTGTCTAATCAGGTCCATGTTTTAATCCTACTGTGAAATTATTATCCCATGTTTCCTCGCAGGTATCAAGTAATGATATTGTTTGCGTTCACATCGAGATCATCAGTCTTAGGATCATATCTGGTGATCGGTATTTGTTGCGTTCCTCTCATCCAAGCCAACAATAGATATAAACATGAATGAAATGCATCATCGGGTTGATTATGAATATATCTTATTTGTCTTAATGTGTCAGAATATTCAGAATTGATTGCAAGGTAATCTTTACCGATATCTTCAAACTCTGACCATTTATAAAATTCAATAAGATTCATTTTAATACGATTAAACAACTCAGTCATCACTTCAGTTCTATTAGTTACATAAGTTTCGCCAGCTTCATCATATGCTAGGAACTTTTTAATAATACTATGTCTAAATGTGACATAAATACATTCTTGTGGTAACATTCTTTTCAAATGACTATTTAGTCCTATACCAAAACCCCAATCTGCACCAATGATAAAGGCATTAAAATCCATGAGTGTTTTAGCTATTGAAGGAATGAGCAAATCTGGTTCGGCCTCTTTGCCATAATATCGCTTACAGAAAACTACTTTAAATTTCTGTGTGATGGAGCAGTGGTATCCAATAGTTAAAACTGTATAACTTGGCTTCTTGGTAGTTTTATCATTACCACCGCCCCAATCGATACCGGCGAAAAAATGTCTTCCGATAAGTTCTGGAGGAATTCTTGGGAGCATTGGTCTTGTGGAATCACAGGCAGCTATTAGTTCTTCGCGGGATAAAGGTTTGGCCCCATGGTCGTAACTATGCCCAAAGACCTCGTTCATAAGGCTGGCGACACCCCAATTGCGCATCTTAAAGAATAATTCCTTCCAATCTACACTTTCTATAAGTTCACCATCTTTATTTATTCTTTTTCCTAAAATAATACCAGGTAATCTGAATCCGTGGGCATCGGCCTCTTTTCCATTAACCCAACAGCCTTCAGAAACATTTAATAGTTTTTGGCATTTAACACACCACACACCTGGTTTATCTAATAATACGTTATCTATAGATAGACAATTCCAATGACCGCAATGGGTGCATTTAAGATGCCATTCACACTGATTACTTAATTGCCAATATTCCTCTAAAACATTATCAAATGTTTTTGGGGTTCCGCTATAACAGAATTGAGCCTGTTGGTGTTTTAAAGCGCATGCCTCAATTATTTGTACAATCTCACTTACGATAATGTCCTGAAATTCATCGAAGGATATCTGACCTGAAATTGCTAGACCACGTATTGAATCGGCGTCCAAATAAGCACTTCTGAAATAAATTGTAGAAAAATTCTTTAATCGCTTTTCCTCAACCTTAAATCCTCTATTACCTGGATAGAAATTGTTACGTAATAACTTTGATGTTTCGAAAACTTCATCTATCTTCTTTCTGGAAAAAACTCCGGCCTGTTTGAACACAGGAGTGACATATAAAGAGCTACTATTTGCATTTAGACAAGAATGAGCCAATAATTTTGCGGCAATCGTTGTCGATTTTTCTACCTGACGCCCCGCCATTAAGATAATACGTTTTTTATTACTATTGATTATCGGATAAATATAAGGACGATTCGTAAAGCGCCAATTATCTC